ACCTACCACACAGACTGATGGAACACCATTGGTATACGGTGATTTGTGGGTAGACACAGCAGATCTTGAACTGTATCCATTGCTATATCGCTGGCAAGCAGTTGATGGAGTGAATCAATGGGTATTGATTGACAACACCGATCAACAAACATCAAATGGTATTTTGTTCCAAGATGCACGTTGGAGCAGCACAGGAACAGCAAATCCTATCACCGATAACTTGCCTAGTATCACAACATTGCTCACAAGCGATTATCTAGACATTGATGCACCTGACTACACCTTATACCCCGCAGGCATGTTGTTGTGGAACACACGTCGATCTGGATTCAACGTCAAGAGCTTCCAAGTCAATTACTTTAACGCTCAGAGTTTTAGCTATCCTACATGGTCAAGTAGCACTACCTATGCAGTAGGAGATCAGGTATTGTATAACACTGTGTTATATGTGGCTATCCAAGCCGGCACAGATCAAAATCCTGCTACTCAAACTTCCTACTGGGATCTATTGCAAACCAATAGCTGGGTCACAGCATCAGGAAATCGCGCCGATGGCTCACCCTATATGGGACGCTTTTCTCAACGTGCTTTGATCGTTGCTGCATTGCAATCTGGCATTGACACCAGCGTGACCCTGCGTGAAGAACAAGCACAGTTCAACCTTGCTGCTTGCACAGCATATCCTGAACTGATTCCTAACATGGTAGCACTCAGCGATGAGCGCAATAATACCTTGTTTGTGGTAGGCGACACACCAATGAGATTGGGCCCACAAGCTGGCGATATCACAGCCTGGGCTACCAACAACAATGCTGCTGGAGTATTTGCCGGTGACGGACTAACATCCAACTCACCGTATGCTGGCGTGTTCTACCCCAGCTGCCAGACCACAGACCTAGGCGGAAGCGCAGTGGTCACAGCACCTAGCCACATGATGGTACGCACAATAATCCGCAGTGATTCGGTGGCTTATCCGTGGTTGGCGCCAGCTGGCACACGTCGAGGTGTGATTGATAATGCCACACGGATTGGTTATATCAACGCAGCAACAGGCGAGTTTGTGACCATTGGTAACAACCAAGGCTTGCGTGACATTGAATATCTCAATGCTATCAACCCAATCACGTTCATTCCAGGTGTGGGTATCACTAATTTTGGTAACAAAACACTTTATGATCAGGCCACTGCACTGAACCGTATCAATGTTGCAAGACTGATTGCGTTCATGCGCGGTAGATTAGAAGAAATTGGCAAAAGCTTCTTGTTTGAACCAAACGATCAGATCACACGCAACGAAATGACCAATGCTGTGAACTCATTGTGTATCAACCTTGTGGCCAAGCGTGGTATCTATGACTTCTTGGTAGTGTGTGATGATTCCAACAATACACCTGCAAGAATTGATGCCAACGAACTATGGGTTGATATCGCTATTGAACCGGTCAAAGCCGTGGAATTCATTTACATTCCTCTGCGTATCAAGGCCACAGGTGCTATCGCTAACAGCCAAAGTGCAGCACAAACTTCTATTCAATAACAAGAGGTTAGCAACAAAAATGGGGTGGAAACGCCCCATTTTTTTTCACCTCAATCGAGGTAAATAAATGTATAGGAGATTACAAATATGGCCGTTTCATCATTAACAAGAATGACAGTGCCCTTGGCAAGCAATCAAAGCGCGAGCAACCAAGGCTTGCTCATGCCCAAACTGGGATATCGCTTTCGAGTGATATTTGAAAACTTTGGTGTAAGCACACCTCGAACAGAACTCACCAAACAGGTGATTGACTTCAAACGCCCCAACGTGACCTTTACTGAGATTCCAATTGAACTCTACAACAGCACTCTGTATCTAGCAGGCAAATACAAGTGGACCAACACCACTTGCAATCTGCGTGATGATGCCAGCGGCCATGTTAGTCGCCTGGTTGGTGAACAACTACAGAAGCAGATGGACTTTTTTGAAATGGCATCAGCTGCTGCTGGTATCGATTACAAGTTCACCACTACATATCAGGTGCTAGACGGCGGTAACGGCAACGCTACTCCTGTGATATTAGAACAATGGGAATTGTATGGCTGTTACCTTGAAGGTGCAGACTACGGTACAACCAGCTATGCTGACAACAAGGCCATGCAAATTGCCATGACCATCAGATACGATAATGCCAATCAGACAGCTCCGGGCAACTTGGGGGTCGGAACCACCATTGGTCAGACACTCAATAGAACTCTTGAAGCTGCTGGCGGCGCGGTCACAGGATAATAGCACATGGCTTGGGGAGAAGATTTCCTCCAAGGTTTTTTTGGTGGGCAGGGTTTCAAAGACTATGCCCACGCTTCCAAGACCTTTCTTACCAACGGGTATCAGTATGCACCACGGAACAAATTCCTGTTCCATTGCTATTTCAATATCAACACATCAGTTAATCCTGTGTTGTCCAACGCATTCAACAACACAGAAAAAGCCACCATTGGCCTCATGGTCAAATCCATAAGTTTGCCCAAGTATACCATTGATACAGAAACTCTGAATCAATACAACCGCAAGCGTGTGGTTCAGAAAAAACTCAATTACCTACCGGTCACTGTGACATTTCACGACGATGGTGGAGACCTCACACGTTCTCTGTGGTATTACTACTACAGCTACTACTACAAGGATCCCACACAGGCCTATGGACCTCCGGCATTCAACGGCAGTATCGGAGAACTGCAATCACTGCCGGGTTTTACTTATAATAATCGAGATATCTATGCCAGAAACCGTGTGGTAAATGATTGGGGTTATATTGGCGAAACTTATGACCAAGGCAGCACCGGTGGCCAGGGCACAAATTCTGGCGGAGATCAAAATTCAGGAAAGCCGCCATTCTTCAGGGACATCATGATCTATGGCATGGATCAACGCAGATTTGCAGCATACACGTTGATCAACCCTATAATAAAGAGTTGGGATCATGACACGTACAGTTACAGTGAAGGCAGTGGTATCATGCAGAATCAAATGACCATTGAATATGAAACTGTAAAATATTATGGTGGAGCATTGGGCGGTGTGAGACCAGATACCAATGTTATGGGATTTGCTGACCCTGCATACTATGACACAGTAAAATCCAGTTTGTCTCGTCCGGGCAGCACGCAGTCAGTATTGGGTCAAGGTGGTTTGCTAGACGCAGGCATAGGTATTGTTCAAGATCTTACCAGTGGCCGAGGCCTAGCAGGGGTCATTGGTGCTGTGCAAAAAGCAGGCACTGCTTACAACTCATTCAAAGGCGTGGATTTTAAATCGGTAGCGAACGAAGAAGCCAATGCAGCACTCAAGACAGTGCTGCAAAATGGAATTCCGTCCATGGTTCGCCAGATACCAAACAGTTCTGGTGGAAAGTTTTTTCCTGTTGACACTAAAACTGGTGTAAATGCTGCTAGACCAGGCGATAGAAACTTTAATGCTACCACTACAGTGATTCCCGGGAGTACAACGTAATGGGCGGAACAGTTAATGCACTCAACACCAATGTGGATCTCACAGTCAGGATCTACGATCGATTTTACAACTATGAACAATATGTAAGTGTGGAAGATTACGATGTGGTATACAGCTATATGAGATCGGTATTTACTACTGACTTGGCTGCAGGTAATTTTACGGTGAGTTTGTTTAGAATAGCTGACCAGACCAGGACCAATGTTATCACTATCCTGCAAAGTCTACAAGGGCAAAGTCAGATAGAACTCACGCAGACTCTCTGCTATTATCTCAACAACTTGAGAAGTGGTAGCACATTGTTAGGTATTGATGTGCCCACGCAATCCAACTACTATACCGCAAGGAATGTGTTGGCATGAGCCGCTGGGCCAATGGGTTGTATGAGATCACAAACCCGGGCAAATATGTGGGCAAAAACAAACCTAGATACCGATCCGGGTGGGAACATTCATTCATGCGATTCTGTGACAAAAATGATGCAGTGATCCAATGGGCCAGTGAGAGCATAGCCATACCTTACCGGAATCCCATCACCGGCAAAAACTCTATGTATGTGCCAGACTTCTTTATCACATATCGCACCCGAGGCAATTTACAGCGTGCCGAGATGATTGAGATCAAACCCAAAAAACAAAGCATAATCGAAAGCAAGATGAACAGCCGAGATCGTGCTGTGGTAGCCATCAACTATGCCAAATGGGCAGCAGCACAGGCCTGGTGCAAACGAGCAGGCATACATTTTCGAGTCATAACTGAAGACGACATGTTCCATAAGCCGGGTTGACAGATCCGGTAAATATGGTATGACCAAAAAACTCGAAGAGTTATTCGACTTACCGCCCTCTGGAGATCCTGAAGAGGATCCGGTCTATACCCCCGAACAAACCCAGTCTGCGATGGCTGAAATAGACGATGCCATTGACAAGATTGATGCTGCCCTGCCCGGTGTGCGTGACTTGAGTTCATCAGATCTAGAGATGGACGAACTGGCCGATCTAGCCAAAGGAAGTTACAAGGATCTCATGGATCTAGGTATGAATGTGGATTCAAGATTTGCAGCAGAGATATTCAGTGTGGCCGGTGCTATGCTGGGGCATGCGCTCACTGCCAAGCAGGCCAAGTTGAACAAGAAGTTAAAAATGATCGATTTGCAGTTGAAAAAAGCAAATCTGGATGCCAAACTGGCAGATTCGGATCGAGACCCCCCACAGCAAGGCCAGGGCCATGTGTTGGATCGCAATGAATTGTTGGACAGATTGTTAGGCGATAGAAAGACAAATGCCAAAAAAGTATAAATATCACATAGGACTCTGATATGAAAAAATTTC